ATCTAACTCGCAGGGTTTAGGACAAATTGTAGGAAGCACGGGTGTAGGTGCATTTGGAACTAAATACTATATGGACCCAACAGGCACCGTTCATCAAATCTTTAGTATGGAAGGTCTTGCACAAGAAACAGTACCTGAAGACTTTATTGAAATTGATAGTCCTTTTGAATTACGGTCTTACGCAGAATTAGGTGGTAGTGTATCTAAAGCGGCACCATCTAAAAAAGAAGAAGAAGAAGAAATAGAGGAGGCTGGTGAAGACGTAGATGATACTGGACGATCAGAAGGGACGGGTGATATTGGTAGAGATTTTAATGATTTAGTGGATAGTATATCAGATTTATTTGGTGGAGACGAGCCTGATACAGGTCCGGGTCCCGATCCCGGTGCAGGCGGACCGGGTGGTATGGGCGGTGGACCACAAACTGCGGAAGAAGCAGGCGGTGGCTCTGGTGGCTCTGGTGGCTCTGGTGGCTCTGGTGGCTCTGGTGGTGGTCACGATGGCACGGATGGAGATGATGGCTCTGATGATGCTGATGCCACAGATGAACATGCTAAAGGAGGATTAATCAAGCGTAAAACACGAAGCAAAAAAAGAGGTGGAAGAAAGAAAAGAGGGGGTTTAGGTTCCCGAAAGTGATAGTCACACTTAAACAGACTAATTTGCTGGCTACTCATCCCCCTACACAGTAGGCTACGGTGGCCCCAGAGAAAGAAATATAATGTCTGAAGTAGATACCGTACAGGTAGAAGAAAAGAAAGCCTTTATTAGTCGTCCATATTCCAATTCGGAACGCATTAAGAAAGACGAAGAAGAACTAGAAGAAATGCTTCGCGTACAAAAGGGTGAAGTGTCAGATGAAGATCAAGAAGCAGAACCCACTTCCGCTGAAGAGCGTTCATTTAAAAAAAGATATGGTGACTTACGTAGACACACGCAGAAACAGCAGGAAGACCTACAATCTCAGATTACTGGCTTGAAGGAGCAGCTTACGTCTGCCACTAAAAAGGAGATGAAGCTACCTAAGTCAGATGATGAGATTGATGTGTGGATGTCTAAATATCCAGACGTAGCAGCCATCGTAGAAACTATTGCAATTAAGAAAGCGCGCGAACAATCCACAGAATTAGAAGAGCGTGTAACTAAAATTAATAAGATGCAAGAAGACGCAGAGCGTCAGAAGGCAGAAACTGTTTTACTACAGTTACACCCAGACTTCGATGAGATCAGGCAGGATGATGACTTCCACACGTGGGCAGAAGAACAACCACGTTGGATTCAACAAGCTCTGTACGACAATGACGATGATGCTAAATCAGCAGCCAGAGCCATTGACTTATATAAGGCAGACAAAGGTATTAGTACCAAAAAGAAAAGCAAGCGTTCTAGTGACGCTGCTGAAATGGTAGATACCCGTGCCACACGTAATCGGCCTACAGCCGAAGATACTTCCGGCGTCATTAGAGAATCAGACGTTCAGAAGATGTCAGCTACACAGTATGAAAAGAATCAAGATACTATTATGGAATCTATCCGTTCAGGAAAGTTTGTATATGATGTTTCTGGTTCCGCACGTTAATAACAGTTGACATTAATAAATAATCGTATATAACTATATTCAAATAAGTGGCCGCAATAGCCTACCCACTATTTTGGTGTAGTTTATACACCTTAGCAACTACAATTTTATCTATAGACTTACCTAAAGCGAGTAGCCCGTTAATAGTACGCTGGGCCAAGTGTATTTTTAAGCGCACCTATTTTAATTAGCCTCTACAGGAAGTTTGGAGTTAGCATCTGAAAGCTGTTTAAAGGAGTTAATGTTATGGCATTTTCAGCAGCAGCAGGACACGGCAACCTACCTAATGGTGCATTTAGTCCCGTAATTTATTCTAAGCAGGTGCAGCTTGCGTTCCGTAAGTCATCTGTATGTGAAGAGATCACCAACTCTGATTATTTTGGTGAAATTGCTAATATGGGTGACACCGTTCGCATTATTAAGGAGCCTGAAATCTCCGTTAAAGCGTACACTCGTGGCACCGTTATTACACCACAAGACCTAGACGATGAAGACTTCAGCCTTACAGTTGATAAGTCTAACTACTTTGCTTTTAAGGTTGACGACATTGAAGAAGCACATTCTCATGTCAACTTCCAGTCACTAGCTTCTGATCGTGCGGCTTTCCGTCTATCGGATCAGTATGACCAAGAAGTTCTTGGTTATCTTTGTGGCTTTAAGCAGTCTGCATTGCACAGTGTTGCTAGTGCTGTTAACACTACTGTTAACGGTGAAATTGCTGTTGCAACTGCTGGTACAGACGAACTACTTTCTAGCATGAAGCTTGAAGCCGACGACTTCGGTGGTTCTGCTTCTAGTGCTATTGGTATTAAGGCTCGTGCTGGTAATGACAGCGCAGTAGTTGGTTCTGGTAATGCTTATGCTATTCAGATTATTTCTCGTATGGCTCGTAAGCTTGACCAACAGAATGTTGACTCGAATGGTCGTTGGATTGTTATTGATCCAGTCTTTAAGGAAATTCTTCAGGATGAAGACTCCAGACTATTCAACAGCGACTTCGGCGGTTCTGGTCTTCAGAACGGTCTAGTTCTAAACAACCTACTCGGCTTTAAAGTATACGTCTCTAACAACCTACCTTCAGTTGGTACAGGTTCCTCCACAACAGGCGGCACCAATGCATCCAACTACGGTCTTGTTGTTGCAGGTCATTCTTCAGCCGTAGCTACTGCCGAACAGATCAACAAGACAGAAACCTATCGTGATCCAGATAGCTTTGCTGATGTTGTTCGTGGTATGCATCTGTATGGCCGCAAGATTCTTCGTCCCGAAGCTCTTGTTAATGCCAAAATTTGCTTAGTATAAGGAGTGATGAAAAATGGCTTTAGGCGATAACACTCTTCTAGCTGCTCGTGGCAACGACGCTCGTGGTCGCGGCATCTATATGGTACAGCATGAACTTAATTATGCTACCGCACTTTCTGATAAGGGTAGCGCACTTGCTGCCAACGATGTCATCCCTGTAATTGCAGTTCCTGCTGGTTCTGTTATTATGAACGCAGGTGTTGAGGTTGTAGTTGCTTCTTCGGCAGGAACTATGACTTTTGATCTGGGTACAGGCGTTGACGTTGATTGCTTTGTTGACGGTTTTGATGGCGACAGTGGTACTGCTGCTGGCACATACTCGCAGAACGCTGCTGCGTTCCAGCCTCTTGTGTGTGTTGCAGATGACAACATTGACGTTAAGCTTATTTCGCAGTCAGGTACGGCCCTGACTACGGGTAAGATTCGTGTGTGGGCAATGATTATGGATGTTTCTGACATCGGTGTCGTTGGCGCGGACGAAGTTGATCGTGACACTCTAGCGTAAGCTAACTGAGTATGGGACTGGGAGTTAACGCTCTCAGTCCCTGCTTATGTTAAGTAAGGAATAAACTATGGCAATTACCACAGCAATGTGTAGTTCCTTTAAGCAAGAGCTTTTAGGAGGTGTACATGACTTAGATACACACACTATTAAGATTGCCTTAATTAAGGCTTCTCCATCTGGTACGTATAATGCTGCCACAACAAACTACTCAATTGTTACGGATAATAGTGATGAAGCTTCAGGTACAAATTATAGTGCGGGAGGTCAGAATTTAGACTCTGCCTCTATTTCTCTTTCTGGTACTACTGCCATAGTAGACTTTGCGGATGAAGTATTTTCAACAGTAACTGTGTCTACAGACGGCTGTATTATTTATAATTCTTCTGCTAGTAATAAAGCAATTTGTGTTATTGATTTTGGGGGTACGGTGGGTGCTGTTGCGGGAAACTTGACTGTTTCCTTTCCTGCCGCAGACGCATCAAACGCTATTGTTCGTATAGCTTAGTAAGACTATATTATGGCTATTATATTAGCTTCCGCTAGATTTGGTTCCGGTAGATACGGTGTTTCTAAATATGGCGAAATTAATTTAAGTAAAACACTTACTGGTGTTTCTGCTACGGGCGCAGTCAATGCTATAGGTAGTATTACTACTGGCGGTGCAACATTAAGCGGTGTAAGCAGTGTAGGTTCTATAGGAACTATAAGCCCCGATTTAACTGTTAGTGTTATTGGTGTTTCAGCAACATCCGCAGTAGGCTCAGGTGTTATTACTGCAACAGGTGGTGGTTTAACAGGCGTACAGGGTACAACTAATACTGGAGATACTACTGAGACTGCTGTTGTTTTTGACTACGTAGCAGTAAAAGCACAGTACAGTAGAAAACGCTGTGTGTATATTCAGAAAGCAGCTTAATGTCTACTACGTATGAACGAACCGTAAATGTTCCTTTTGAAAGTCGTCTTATATTTGTATCAAGACAAACGACAACAAACGACAGAACAATAGATGTACCAAAAGAAGATCGTTACGTTTATGTTGAACGTCAACCAACTTCATACGACCGAACAGTGTACGTAACGGAGTAAATATATGTCCTTTAAATGGCCTGTAAAAGACCCAGATGAAACACTAGACTACAATGCAGATTGGTCACGCTTCTTAGGTGACGCCACAATTAGCTCTGTAGAATGGTATGTTAAAACTAGTGAGATTGGTAAAACACTTTTGGGTGCAGGACAAACACTAACGACTGCATCTAGCAGTGCTGTTACTGATAGTATTCAGAATGTGTCTCAGACTAACACAACTACTGTTGCTACCATTAACATTGGTGGTGGCGTTACCAATAGAGAATATACCTTTTCTTGTAGAATGACAGACAGTACGGGCAGTACCGCTGAACGTACCATTAAATTAACAGTGAGAGAAAAATAATGGCGTACAATTTTCTCGGCCTCGTCAACGAAGTTAATAGGCGGCTTAATGAAGTTGAGCTTACTTCTGCTAACTTTGACTCAGCCACAGGTTTTTACTCTCATGCAAAAGATGCTGTTAATGCTTCTATTCGTTATATTAATCAATCTGAGTTTGAATGGCCTTTTAATCACGTAGAACAAGAAGACGTACTAACTACAGGTACTACTAGATACCCATTTCCAGATGACGCTAAGATTATTAATTTTGATAGTTTTAGAATTAAAGAAGACACTACATTAGGTAATAGTACAAAAAAACTAAAGAATGTAGCTTATGAAGAATATTTACATAAGTCAGTATCTCAAGAATATAAAGCCACTGCCGATAACAATGCTCTACCTAATTATGTGTTTAATGCTCCTTCACTAGAATATGGAATGATTCCTCCGCCAGATCAAGCATATAGCGTAATATATGAATATTATCGTGTTCCTGTTGACTTAGAAAATGCAACTGACGTTCCAGTTATTCCTGAAAGATTTAAGCACATTATTACAGACGGCTCTATGCACTACGCATATCTTTTTAGGGGTGATGCACAAGCATCTACTATAGCTATGCAAAAGTTTGAAGACGGTGTTAAACATATGCGTAGCATTCTAATTAATAGATTTTATTATCTTCGTAGTTCTATGGTTAGCAACAATCAGGGAGGAGGACGTATTGCTACATCCTCTTCTAACGTAGGTTCTTCTTTGGACGCGCTATAATGGAAGCGTGGCAAACTTTTCCTATTGAGTTTAAAGGGGGTCTTGTAACCAATTTAAGCCCTCTACAGCAGGGTATTAATGCTCCGGGTAGCGCTAGAGTGCTACGGAACTTTGAACCCTCAATAGAGGGCGGATACAGGCGTATAGTAGGCTTTGATAAATACGACAGTAATACCATTCCTGCATACGGTGCGCCTGTTGTACACGGAGCTAGCCAAAGTGGTACGACATTAATTATAGGTAACATTCATAAAACACCTGAAGCGGGTGACACGCTTACAGTTGCTGGTATCACAGGTACATATACTATTGCATCAGGTGGTGTTAGTTACGATGCCACTAATCGTAGGGCTACCTTAACACTAACAGGTTCTTTGGCTAGTAGTCCAGCTAATGCTGTGGCAGTTACTTTTACAACAACGACAACGGACCACATGACTACAGGTGTAGCTGTATTTAGTGATACAGTTATTGTACAAAGAAACTTTGATCTGTTTAAAACGGCAGGCTCCGGTTATACGCACATAAATGTACCCAGTTATGGTACAGTACTAGTTAATGGTGCTAGTCAAACAGGCACCTCTTTAGCTATGGACGCCTTAACTGCTGCCCCACAAGCAGGTGATGTATTTAAAGTTGCCGGTATTGATTTAGTTTATACTGTAACGGCAGATGCTACGGTAAGCAGCGGAGGCTCCACAGTTAGCATTAATCCTGCTTTAGCTAGTAGCCCCGCAAATAATGGAGTCATTACATTTTTATCTACCTCTCGTGTGTTAGCTAGTAGACTAAGATTTACACGATATAATTTTAATGGTACAGATAAAATTATGCTGGTAGATGGGGCTAGTGTTCCAGCTATTTTTGATGGTACTACTTTTACCGCTTTAAACGCTGCCCCTTTAGACGTTATAGGTGCTACCCACACAATTAATTTTAAAAATACATTGTTTTTTGCTAAAGGTTCTGCCGTAACTTTTACAGCAGTATATACTGATACAGACTTTAGCGCAGCTAATGGTGCAGGAATTATTAATGTAGGCGCTGACATTACGGGTCTTTCAGTATTTAGAGAAACACTTTTTATTTTTACGAACGAAAGTATTTTTAGAATATCGGGATCAACTATTGCAGACTTTAGACTAGACCCTGTAACTAGAGATATCGGTTGTATTGAAGGCGACTCTATTCAAGAAATTGGTTCTGACGTTATGTTCTTAGGACCAGATGGTCTTAGACTACTAAGTGCTACAGAACGAATTGGAGACTTTAACTTTTCTAATGCTTCTAAAGTAATCCAAAGTGAGTTCACTAACTTTGTTAGCTCAAGCTCTAATTTCTGTAGTGTTGTTTTAAGATCAAAGTCTCAATATAGAATAATGGGTTATGGTGCCAGTGTCTCAAAAAATAGCGCTAAAGGTATTTTAACAACACAGTTAGCAGAAGAAGGTGGTGGTGGTTTTGCATTTGCTGAAACTAGAGGCATACAAGCATATGTTGCGGACAGTTATTTACACGAAAATGTAGAACTAGCTGTATTTGCAAATAAAGATGGTTATTTATATCAACTAGAAAATGGTAATAGCTTTGATGGTGCTAGTATCTTAGCTATATTTTCTACACCTCATATGCCAATTTCTGACCCACGTGTTAGAAAAACTTTCTACAAAATGTTTTTATATACAGACCCGCAGGGCAGTGTAGACTTTAATACATCACTAAAATTAGACTTTGATGGTAAGGCTATTATTCAGCCATTACCTATTACATTTAGTAATACTACTAGCACTGTATCTTTTTATGGTACTAGCTCATACGGAACAGGATCGTTTGGTGGTAAATTACAATATGTATTTGAAAGCCAACTAATTGGTTCAGGTTACACAGGCTCTTTGCAGTTTACTTCAGACAGCACTGATCCACCATTTTCACTAGACGCTGTTACTCTTGAGTACGGCACAAACGCAAGAAGGTAAAATTATGGGTACAGGATATACAAGAAACGACGGCTCTAACAACATTGCAGATGGCAACGTAATTAACGCTTCTGATCTTGACGGTGAGTTTGATGCCGTTGTAAGTGCGTTTGGTACGTCAGGTCATACACATGATGGCACTGCCGCAGAAGGTGGTCCTGTTACTGTGTTGGGTCCTGCTCAAGATTTTGTGGCTACAGCTACAGAGATTAAACCTAAAACTACTAATACACTAAGTGTTGGTACAGCATCTTTACAGTTTAAAGATTTGTATATTGATGGTACTGCATATATTGATGGCATTGGAGAAGACACTCTTGTAGCCACAAATAAGAAAGTACAGTTTCGTGATGCTGCTATTTTTATTAACTCTAGCGCAGACGGGCAATTAGATATTGATGCAGATACGACATTGCAAATTACCGCACCTACTGTGGATATTGATGCTTCTACAGCAGTTACTATTAGTAATGATCTTAAACTTAATAATGATGACGCTGTATTGGGATTGGGTGCTGATAATGATGTAACACTAACTCATATTCCAGATACAGGTGTTAGACTAAATACTACAAGTGCTGTTCAGTTTAGGGATTCTGCCTTATCTATTAACTCTAGCACAGATGGTCAGCTAGATATTGACGCAGATACAGAAATTGAAATTACAGCACCTACTGTCGATCTTACAGCCTCTACGGCAGTCACAGTTAGTAATGATCTAAAACTAGCAAGTGACGCTGCGGTTTTGGGCTTTGGTGCTGACAATGATGTAACACTAACACACGTTCATAATACAGGTATTTTACTAAATGGCGCTATGGCTATTCAGATTAGAGATAGTGGTTTGTCCATTAACTCTAGCACAGATGGTCAGCTAGATATTGATGCAGATACAGAAATTGAAATTACTACTGGTACACTAGATATTAATGTTACCACTACAGACATCAGTGGTGCCTTAGATGTAAACGGTGCGTTGACTGCATCTGATACTGTAGACATTCAAGCTACGCACCCTACCGGCACCGCAAATGTCGGTTTTGGTAGTGGCACCTTTGCTGCTGTAGAAGCGGGGGCTACCCTCAACACAGCTATGGGTGTCAATGCACTACAAGATTTGACTACAGGTGACGGTAACACCGCTATTGGGTATCGGGCCGCGCTTAACGTAACTACTGCCAGTAACACTGTCGCTATTGGTAACGCTGCAATTGGCTTAGGTATTCTAACGGGCACAGATAATACCGCAATTGGCCGTCTTGCTGGCAACGATTTAACCAGTGGTGCAACCAACGTCTTTATGGGCTATCAAGCAGGCGCTAACGCCACTACTGCTAGTAACAATGTCGCTATTGGTAACGGACCTATTTCGCTAGGTGTTCTCACTGGCAGTGATAATATCGTTATCGGGAACCTAGCTGGCTATGATTTGACCAGCGGCGCTCACAACGTATTTCAGGGCTATAGAGCAGGCTTTAACGTAACTACGGCAGCGGATAATATTGCTATTGGTAGAAACGCAATTGGTCTAGGTGTTACCACTGGCGACAATAATACGGCGATTGGTGAAGAAGCCGGTGAAGATTTGACCAGCGGCATAAGCAATGTTCTTATGGGCTTAAACGCAGGCCGCAATATAACCACAGGCAGTTCCAATATTATCTCTGGCCCGAACGCTGGCAGTTTTATTACCACTGCCAGTAACAATGTCGCTATTGGTAGCTCCGCAATCGGCACAGGTGTAACAACGGGTGGCAATAATGTTGCTGTTGGCGCATTAGCGGGCGAAGATTTAACTAGCGGGGCAAACAACTTCTTTGGTGGCTATGGAGCAGGCAAGAACGCCACTACTGCCAGTTACACTGTTGCTATTGGTTCTGACGCAATTGGCTTAGGTGTTCTCACTGGTGCTAGTAATATAGCTATTGGCCGTCTTGCTGGCAACGATTTAACCAGTGGCACATACAACTTCTTTGGTGGCTATGCAGCAGGCTTTAACGCAACTACTGCGGATCACACTATCGCTATTGGTAGACTTGCAATTGGCGTAGGTGTTCTTACAGGCACAGATAATATCGCTATTGGCTACCAAGCTGGTAACGATTTAACTAGCGGCACATACAACAACCTTATGGGCTATAGAGCAGGCTATAACATAACTGAGGGCGGACACAACGTACTTCAGGGCTATCAAGTATGCCTTAACGCCACTACTGCCAGTAACACTATCGCTATTGGCAAAAGCGCAATTGGCTCAGGTGTTCTAACTGGCACTGACAACACGGCTATTGGACAGAGTGCTGGTCTGGATTTAACTAGTGGTACTTACAACTTATTTGTTGGCTACTTAGCAGGCACTAACATAACTACGGGCGATCAGAACAACCTTATGGGCTATAGAGCAGGCGCTAACGCAATTACTGCCAGTCACACTGTTGCTATTGGTCAAAACGCAATTGGCTTAGGTGTTCTAACTGGTG